ACCTTTACAGAAATAGTGCAAGTCCAGCAAATGGTGATTATCTTGGACAAGTTGCATACTCTGGTGAAAACAGTAATGGCGGTAAAGAAATTTATGCAAAAGTCACAGGTAAGATTACTGACCCTACACATAACTCTGAAGATGGACTTATCGAAACTGCTGTTAAAGGAAACGGTTCTTTCACTATTGTTAGTAGACAAAAATCAGACGAACTACAACTTCTAAACAGTGTAGGACTTAGTGTTGCTGGTAATACTACATTATCGGGGACACTGAATACACATACAATTCCAGGCGGAACTGGAACAATTGCACTTACAAGTGATTTATACACTAATAGTGATGTTGACACACACTTAAATCAATCTAGTGCATCCACCAACCAAGTACTTTCTTGGAATGGTAGTGATTACGCATGGGTTAATAATGCTGGTGGTGGAGGCGGTGGTGGTAATGCGTTTACTAATATTGCGGTTTCTGGACAAAGTACAGTACAAGCAGATGCTTCTACAGACACATTAACACTTGTGGGAGCAGGACTAAATACTATTACAACAGATGCATCAACTGATACAGTAACAATTGGTACGCCAACTGGAATACCTTTTGTAAAAGAAGATGGGACATCAACAAGTTTAAATATGAGTGTTGCGGCAGGAACACTTTCGTCAGCGGTATCAAGTTTATATATACCTTTTACGAAAGAAGATGGTTCTAGTGTTACTACACTTGTAATGAGTTAAGGATAAGAGATGGCAGCGAAAACCCCAATTAAGGCGACATTCACTGGTTCAAATGTAACAGGACTTGCAGAATTTGTGGCATCAGATTTTATTCCTATCTCAGATGGTGGTACAGGTGCAGTGACAGAAGCAGGTGCTAGAACAGCATTAGATGTAGATTCTAAAGCAGAAGTAACAACGAAAGCAGTCAATAACGGTATTACGTTTGCGATTGCATTAGGATAAAGATATGGCAATACCAAGTACAAGAGCAACATTTAAAGAATACTGTTTAAGAAGTTTAGGTAAACCAGTAATTGAAATCAATGTCGACCCAGACCAAGTGGAAGATAGAATTGATGAGGCACTACAATATTTCTCACAATATCACTATGATGGAATAGAAAGAGTTTATCTGAAATATCAGATTAGTGATGCAGATATTGCTAGAGCAAAAACAGATACAACTTTACCGACAGTCACAGATGTTGATTCAAATACAACAGCAGTATGGAAAGAACAGAACAATTACATTCCTGTTCCCTCTACTATTATGTCTATTGTTAAGGTATTCCCTTTAACAGATAAACAAGCATTGAACATGTTTGATGTTCGTTATCAGTTAAGACTGAACGACTTATATGACTTTAGTTCTACTTCAGTCATGCACTATGAAATGACAATGCAACATTTAGATTTTCTAGACCACATTCTTGTTGGTGAAACAGCAATACGTCACAACCAACATCAAAACAGATTGTACTTAGATGCAGATTTCTCAACAGATTATGTTGATGGTGATTATATCATCATTGAATGTTATCGTAAATTAGACCCTAGTACCTACACTGATGTGTGGGACGATATCTTTTTGAAGAAATATGCAACACAACTTATCAAAATGCAATGGGGAGCAAACCTTTCTAAATTCCAAGGTATTCAGATGTTGGGTGGAGTTGCACTAAATGGTGAACAGATATATACTCAAGCACAAGAACAAATTGATAAATTAGAAGAACAAATTCAACTGGCATACGAATTGCCTCCAATGCACATGATAGGTTAAAGTTGTTATGCCAACAAATGTATACTTTGATACAGGAACAAAACCAGAGCAGAACCTCTATGAAGATTTAATCATAGAGCAATTGCGTATTTACGGACAGGATTGTTATTACATTCCTCGTAACATGGTTTCTGAAGATAAAGTATTCGGAGAAGATTCACTATCTAAGTTTGAAGATGCATACATGTTAGAAATGTATGTTGATAACGTAGATGGATATGAAGGTGAGAAAGAATTAATGTCTAAGTTTGGTTTAGACATTCAAGACGATGCAACCTTTACAGTTGCAAGAAGAAGATGGGAACAATTTGTTACGGTAGATAATAACATTGTTGTTTCATCAAGACCCAATGAGGGTGATTTAGTATACTGGCCTAAGGGAAGTAAACTATTTGAAATCACTTTTGTTGACCATGATGACCCATTTTATCAAGTACACAATCTACCGACATATAAACTGAAATGCAAAACCTTTGAATATGGTTCAGAGGCTTTGGATACTGGTATTGCAGCAATTGATTCAATTGAGACAGATAATAGTCTTGACCAATTGTCTCATCAAATGACTCTGGAGAATGCAACAACATTCAACGAGTTCTTTGCTTTAGAAGAAGGTACACCTTCTGATGGACAACTGAAATTAGAGGATTCATTACTTGGTGATAAGATTATTTCAGAAACGGTGGACAACATTGGTTCTATTGTTTTGGAAAATTCTGTCGAGGGTGCTGAAGCGGACTATATAATACTAGAAACTTATCGGGTTGACACTATTGATGAAACAGCACAGAATGATTTATTTGATAGTGAAGAGGATACAATATTAGACTTTACCGAATCAAATCCATTCGGTGACGCTGGGATGAAATAATTATGATTGGAAATTACTTTTACAACGAATCAACAAGAAATGTTGTGGTAGGATTTGGTTCTATCTTTAACAACATTCAACTTGTAAAGAAAGATAACTCTGGTAACGTAACACAGACAATGAAAGTGCCATTAGCATATGGCCCGAAACAGAAGTGGTTATCCAGATTACAACAAGACCCCAACCTAACAAAAAAGGTTGCGGTTACATTACCTCGTATTGGTTTTGAGATTAGTGGGTTGTCATACGACTCTACTCGTAAACTCAATAAGATGGTTAAAGCAAAGAAGGTTGCAAACGGAGAAAACAAAGAAGGATTAAAGGAAGGGTTTATGCCTGTTCCTTACAATGTTGACTTTGAACTATTCATTATGAGTAAAAACTCAGATGATGCATTGCAGATTCTAGAACAAATTTTACCATACTTCCAACCAGAGTACACAGTTACTTTGAGAGAAGTACCAGAATTAGATATTGTTAGAGATGTTCCTGTAACACTAAATAGTATCGGTTATGAAGATAGTTATGAAGGTGAATTTACAAGTCGTAGAGCAATTATCTACACACTAAGTTTCTCTGCAAAATATTATCTATATGGCCCTGTGACTTCACAGAATGTTATTCGTAGTGTACAAGTTGACCAGTATACAGATATGCCAGTTAACGCACCTAAGAGAGAACAGAGATATTCTGCAACACCTAAACCAGCAGATGTTTCTCCTGCTGATTGGGATACTGATGACGGAGATTTTGGGTTCAATGAGACTACAAGTTTCTATGAAGATGCAAAAACTTTCGATCCATCTAGTGGACAAGACGTATAAATAATACAAAGAATTAGGAAAAAGATATGGCAAGTACATTAAAAGTAGATACAATAGCACACACTGGTGGCACTAGTGCGATGACTATCAATAGTTCTGGCAAGACACATATTGCTGGTTCAGTTGTAAATGTTTGGCAATTTACTGCTGCAGAACAATCTATTACTTCGGATACTGTAATTATTAACCAAGCATTTACGCCATCTTTTGCCAACAGCAAATTTAATGTATCTCTGGTTATACCTAATATGACAGGAAGTGCTGGAGGAAGAATTATTGCTCGAATTTATTTGGGAACAGATGCAACATACTCTAATAATACAAAAGTTGCAGAAGGTATGCAAAGACTAATGGGAACTGGTGCTGATGATGTACAAGGGATGGGTGTTATTGATTTTGGAAGTTATACTAATCCAAATACAAATGCTCATCGTGCTCAAGTGGTGTGTGTTCATTCTACTAATACAACAATTGGACGACATAGCGGAGTAATAAAATTAGTGGTTCAAGAAATCGCACAATAGGATAGAAAAATGGCAATTAGAAAAATCATATCAAGAAGTATCGGAGTAGATGTTATCGCTGCAGAAGATTTGGCGGCAAACTCTGTAACAACTGCTGAAATCACAGACGGTGCAGTAACCGCTGCAAAAATTGCTAGTAGTGTTACTTTGGGCGTTGGCGCATTCCAAGGAGATAACGCATCTGGTGGTTTGCGTGGTGACACGACAAACGGTAAGAAAGATATTTTCAGAGTTCACGAACAAGAATTAAACACAAACGTAACAATACCATCAACGGACAATGCTCTTGCAGCAGGCCCGTTGTCAATCGCAAACAATATCACGCTTACTGTTAGTGGTAATTTGACAATCGTATAGGGGATAGAGAATGGCATCAACATTAACAGTAGACAACATTGTAGGGGCAACAACTGCAAGTACAGTGCATGCTCCAGGCCACGTTATACAAGTAGTAAGTGTTGTCAACGGAACAACAGAATCTACATCTAACTCTAGTTCATTTGTAGCACACAGTGGTTTAGTAGCAGCAATAACACCAAAGTTTTCTAATAGCAAAATACTTGTAACTCTTGCATTTTCGTATAGAACTTCAAATGGTACTAATAACTCTAACTTTACGTTATATAGAGGTACTACAAATTTACTCCATTCTACAAAGGGTACTGGTACTCTGTTTAGTGGAAGCTCATATTATCAAGGACATCAAACAATATCCTTTTTAGA